ATCACCATTGGCTTTTATTGATAGCCTTGATGATGGTGTCATTCCAATACCAATATTTCCTGTCTCATCAATACGCATACGCTCTGTTGGTGCAGTATCAGTAACTACATTTCTTGTATAAAATGTTAAATCACCTTTTGTGTCTCCAGAAGTGGATGTTTCTTCATAGCCTATATACGCAGGAGAGTTTGTATTGGTTAATGTGTCAGTATAACCAAAGCCAATCATAAACTTACCTAACCCACCAGAACCATAATCTTCACTACCTAATTGTATGTATGAGTTACTCGCTGTAACAGTTAAAGGTGCAGATGCTGAACCATTTGATAAAGTTAACTTACCTGACGGAGAAGAAGTTCCAATGCCTACTGTAGAGTTACCTAAAACTGTAAGAATGTTTGTAGAACTTGCCCTGACTTGGAACGCAAGGTCATTTGCAGTAGTTCCAGCAATTTTAACTAATGCTCCATAGCCACCACTGTGCTTATTTTCAAATCTACCAGCATAATCATTATCAACAGAACCTTCAACTTCAAATATTCCAGTTCCTGTTGGAGTACCTACATTAACTCTTGAGTTAGTTGTATTTACTGTAAATACATCACCACTATCACCATTCTTGCGTACCAGTAAGGCTTCTGTAGAGTCTACATCTATTACTTGTGTACCTTCTATGATCTCATCAAAGGATAGTGAGCCACCGCCTGAAACAGTTAAATCTCCCGATATAGTTACATCTCCAGATATTGTACCACCTTCTAATGCGACATTTAATCTGTTGTTTGTAGCATCTAAGGCCATGCTTAGTGCTTCTTGTGAGGTTACTGAGTTTGCGGAAACTGCGTTTCCTGAAGAGTCTAGAAGTACTTTATTTAGTACCTCTTTTGCGGTGAACTTTGTAGGGTTTGCCATAATCTATCCTATATTCCTCCACCACCGCTTAAAAGCATCCATATAGTTAAATTATATGTTTCTAAAGTTACCTTTAATTGAAACACATAATCAATTAATTATATTAAGTAAAACTTGTTGGGACTACTGCTCGTGTTCCTCCGGTCTTACTTCTTTTCTTTGTGCCATATTTCTTTATAGCCATATCAAATTTTCTTTCGTGTTGCATCATTAAATTCATAGACACCTGAGCCATATTAGGATCAGATTCTGTTCCAGCCTTATCCATATACAAACACTTCTTTACATAATCTACGATTGCTGAATGATATAAATTATCAACATCTGGAGTATCGGTGATTGCTGTAACCTTACTAGGGTTTCCATAGTAGTGAATCAAAAGTCCATTTGTAACGGAATGATCAAAACCTTGATAAGCTTTCCTATCAGTTCTTGACTCACCTGTAGACGAATAGGTGGTAATGAGTCCTAAATGGTCTCCTCTTATAAAATACAAAACTTTATCTTCGGGGTATTTAATATTGCTTGCCATTATGAAGGCTCCTCTATTGCAGATTCAGATGTACTATCAAACATTAATGGCTCACCATCTAATACCCTAGGTACTCTTATGTAGTCACCATCGTTATCCATTACATCCACTCTATAAACTTTATTAATGCCCATTGCATTGCTACTAGAATCTGTTGCACTGTCTGACAGGTCGTAAAAGGTTTGATTAGCTACGATATTTATCTTAGCAGACATAGACTTTTGTGAGTACTGACCCAACTCATTCAACGCATCATTGACCAGTGACATAATATACGTTTCTGGAGCATTAGGAAATACTTGTCTAACCCTACTTATGATTTGTTTTACTGTTAATGCCTGTATTGCCATTATCTCAACGCCTGTATTCCTTTGTCATAGTCTGCTTGTAATTTAGCTTGTTGTTTCTCATACTTGCCATACTCACTTGTGTCAACCGCTAATCTTGCTTGGACTTCATTGCTATAGCCTTGAGCTATATTAATTTTTGACTGTATTTCGTTTGCGTATCCTTGTGCCGCATTTATATATCCCGTTACAACTTGATTATAACCTCCAATTTGAGACATCCTAGCACTCACTTCGCCCGCATAAGATTGTGCTTCTTCTGCACCAGCTCTTGCCTCTGCTAAATAAGCGTTACCAGCAGATAGCCTAGATTGAGATTCTTCTCTTTTTGTTCTTGCCTGTGCTAGTCTAGTATTTACTTCATTTGAATATCCTTGGGCAACGGAAAGCTTAGATTGTATTTCTGCAAGGTAAGCATTAGCATTTGCAATATACCCCTGTGCTGTTCTTGCATATCCATTAGCAGTCGCTATAAAACCTTGGGCTACGTTACTATAACCATTGGCTGTCCCAATGTATCCCTGTGCGGTATTGTTAAATCCACTAGCTACATTGCCATAAGCAGATGCTGTTTGCAAAAAACCATTCGCTATTCCAACTTGAGCGTTGACTTGATTTACCCTAGCTGAAACCTCTGCTACAAAGCCTTGTGCTTCTGAAACAGCCGCATTAGCCTCTGCTATAAATCCATTGCCAGCATTAACATGAGACGATGCCAATTCTATATCTTCAGCAGTGTTAGAAGTTACGGCACTGTCAAATTGAGTATTGGCAAGTTGTACTGCGGTATTTACTCTATCAACAGCAGTATTTATAGCTGTAGTAGCGGTATCTATATCGGAATCAACTAATGTTACCGCTTCATCTAATTCAGCGTTTGCTAACGCTATCTCAGCAGCCATCTTATCTACTTCCGCATTAGAAAGGTCTACTTCAGCATTTGCCAAATCTACCTCTGCCGCCATTTTATCTACTTCGGCATTAGCAAGAACCACCTCTGCCTTTGAAGCATCTACCTCAGCATTGGCTAAAACTATTTCAGCATGGGCACTGTCCGCTATAGTTAAACACTCGTCTATTTCTACGTTTATAGCTGTCAAAGCTGTATTTACGTCACCCTCTGAATCTACTTCACCCAAGTCTAATAAAGCGTCTGACTTGTCAAATTCTAAATTTGCTAATTGAACAGCGGTATTAATTCTTCCAGATGCTGTCGTTATAGCCGCTAAAGCTGTATCTACGTCCGCATCGACCTGTGTCGCCGACTCTCCTAACTGTACAACGGCGGCACCTACCTGAGTACTGATTAAATCACAAACAGCTTGAGTCTCATCTAACTCTGTATTAATTGCCGTCAATGCAGTAGTTATATCTGCATTGCTTGACTTACTAGCTAATAAATTTTGTAGTGATTTTATTGCACCATAAATAGGAACTAGGTATTCAGCATCATCTGGAAACTTTGCTATAGCACTATCACCAAATGCCACCGTAGGATAATTCAATGTTTGTACATGGGCATTTTGAGCATTGGTAGGCGAAGGAACAACAACTAAAATATTATTTGTAATATAGTAAGCGGGATCTGTGGTGGTAGCGGCCATCATATCATCCGAATCTCTAATTCTGCCTTGTAAAGCTGGATTTACAATTCTACACGGCTGATTAATAGTCCCATCATCTCTTGTTACGCTAAATATTTCTGAACCTAGGACTGTAAAGCTTGGACTACTACTGTTTAAATCATTGGACGTAGTAAACAGGGACTGTTTAGATTTTGGTAAAGAATTTAATATTTCCTTAGCACCGTCTGTTAAAAACTGACTTAGTTCTGTTTGCGTAGGTGCACTGCTACCATCTATATCTAAACTTGTTAATGCTTCTACTTGTGCTTCAAATGTTGCCATACTATGCTCTTCTTACCTTACCCGCTACCTTTTTTGAATACTTAGCTTTTTGCTTTCCCTTTGCAGATGCGGCTCTTTTCTTTCTATTCGTAGCCGCTTTTTCAGCAGGACTAAGACTTTTTCTAACCGACTCAGGTAAATAACGACCCCTTTTACTCTTTGGCTTTTTCTTATCGCCTTTACTAACATAATCCCATTTCTGCTTAGACCACTTAGAAAGCTTGTTACTAGAAGACTTCTTACCCTTGTATCCACCACCAGCCTTCTTATACCTAGCTGTTGCCAATTGAGCCTTCCTAGCAGACCACTGACCCGGCCTACCACCCTTGCCCCCAGCCTTCACACTGGCAACAATTCTTTTCCACATTGACTCTTTTGTTTTCTTGGCAGATGACACTTACTTTTTCTTTTTAGGTTTTGCGTGCTTCATTTGAACTGCAAAGTCAGCAGTAAGACTGGCTCCCTTATGAGCCTTAAACTTACCAGCATGCTTCATTAATTTAACTCCTCTACCTGATTTCATCCAGTGATACCCGGCAGGTGCTTTTACTTTTTTCTTCATTACCATTTTACCTTATTTGCCCAGTAAGCCGCAGACATCTTGCCTTTAGCTATGTTTTTACCATGCCTTGCCTTAAAAGATTTACGTCTTGCTTTTTGCTTAGCCGATTCTCCTTTCTTTGGTTTCCCAGCGGTTTTAACCCCTTGCTGACCAAAGCGTATAGTTTTTACTTTAGAACCTACCTTAGCAACTACGACATGAGATTTTTTAGGATGACTTGGAGTACGCTTAGGTTTGTTATAACCCGATACCCCAACCCTTTTAAGTCTAGAATCTTTTTTCTTAGGCACCCCTTCTCCTGTTCATTTCGTTAATGTTTTGATCTATACTTTGTACAGAAACCTCAACATCTGTTCTCTTTCCCATTTGGGATGTCATCCACATGTTTGTGGTAAACTTGCTTTCTGAAGCTTTCTTACCGCAAGAGCGACAGGTAAACCAGTTCTCTTTGTTGTCTTTCTTACAATGTATGCATTTATTCATTATTAATCCTTTTAGGTTTTGAGGGCCGCCTTTTATTGACAGCCCTCACAGTACCTATTACTGTTATCCTTATGTATTCGGATTATTAAGCACTTGCGGACTCAACAAGAACAACTGTTCCGACTGCAACTGGAACGTATCCACTTAGGTGCCAATTCACACCATCGCAGATTACTGTCATTCTTAAACCTTCAATGGCCTGAGAAACAGAACCATCTACTGTTATTTTTGAGAGACCGTCAAAGTCATCTACTGTACTATTAGCCGCACCAGCAACAATGTAACCGTAAATATCGGTTCCGTTTGCTCCTGTAGTGAGGATAAAGTCTGCATCGTCATCACAATTAACTGTAAAACAAAAGTCGTAATTGCACCCTGCAACAGCATCAGATGCCGTAGGTAAGGTTAAGGTTACGTTATTGTCAACTGCGGACATATCAACAGCGTAAAGAGTTCCAGACTCACCCGCAGTCAGTGTTCTAGCCACTACCGCAGAATTATCTATTTTTTGAAACGCTTTTTCACCAGTTTGATAACTTGAGCTGTTTGGATTTAAACTAGCTGTTTTCATTCTTTGACTCCTTAATCGTTTTCAAGGTTAATTAAGGCATGAGACTCAGAAAGAGTGACCTCAAGACCAGCTTCGGTCAAGATCATATCTTTCCTCAAGTCTTCATCAGCAGACTGGACATTGGTCATAACCTGTGTATCACGGTTAATTCCATTGCCAATCAACGGGCGATAAGAGACTTGACTCATGTCAGCCATTAGCATAAAGCCATCTGCAATTCCTCTGAACAGTGGCTCTTTGACCAAGTTCAGTCTTCCATGAATAGTATCAATGACCATGATAGAATGACCAAACGCACCTTGGCGACTTGTCATATCCATTCTGTAGTTATTGTTACTATGACCCATAGAAGCATCAAGAAATGCACCATCGCCAAGCTTGTTGAAGTATGTAATCACTGGAAGTGAGCAAAGCACTAGTTTATCTGATGCTCCACCCCTTGCAGGATCAAAAATTACTTCAAGGTCACTTAGCAATCTGTCGTATGTCATCTCTGCCTGTGCTACACTTCTGTAGTAAGAACTTCCAGAAGAGTAACTAAAAGCGTCGTCATTGACCGTAGGATTAACATTTTTCAAGATGTGACCTACTAGACCTTCGGTGTACTGAATACCGCCTTGACGAGCTTTTTGACCAAAGAGCATAGCTCTTTCAATGTCAACTTTATGCTCACGAAGCTTATCAGCCCAGATGCGACTCCACTCATCTGCATATCCTCTGTAACGAGTTGCGTATGCAGTGTTGGTCATCTCAGCCGCTGTCTTAAAAATCTGGGTGTACCCAAATCCATCTTCTAGTTCGGTTGAGAATACATCTGGAGAACCAGAGCCCTCTTCAAAAGAAGTACCTATGATTTGACAGGTGTCGCCATCTGCTATTGAATTGTACCCAGATACATTTGAATTGGACAGGTCGATTACCTTGCCAGTAAAGCTACTGTCACTTGATCCGTGCGTAATTGCTGAATCAACTCTGACAACTGCGTGTCCAATACCTGCGTCCCCTGTTCTATCAACTGTCTGAACAATAAACACCATACCTTTTAACAAGTATTCAACAGCGGCACCACCGGAAGTATCAACAGTAAAACTGTATGAAGAACCAGCGGCAACCGTACCAATTGCTCCATCTATAAGAAAAGAGCGATCAGTAAAATTGATCTTGTTACGATTTTCCAAGTATCGAAATACTGGATCATCAGTAGGTGCCTTGGAGACCTTAGATAAATAAACGAAGAATGGAGATTCTTCAGGTGCTAATTCAGCAACCCTATCTCCAAAGTTAAATATCCGTCTTCTATCCGGTCTTTGGCCTACACTAGCATCAGAGGTAGTAGCAGTGATATCACTGGACTTTAACGATCCAGTATTGTATGATATTGCCATTTTGTTACCTTTGTGTTATGTGGTTGTTATTATGTTACGGCAATGCAGAACCAGCCCCAGTACCCATAATGCTATCAAAAACCTTGTCAGCATCATTTCTTGGAGCTTCCGGGGATTGACCCTGTAAGACTCCAGCAGTCCTAGGTGCTTGTTTAGCCGCACTTACCGCTTCCATTGTATCATTGTTAACAACAGACTTGCCACCCTGCATCTGCCAAAGCTTCACTAGGTTATTCAAACCTACTTGTTCTTTAGGCTGTGTCGTGAATTGTAAGAACTCTTGGATGTCACCATCGGACATCTTATACGTCCCTCTTAATTCATTTACAGTGTTTTGCATTTGCATTTCAGCCTGCATCTGTTGTTGTTGTTTTGCCATTTCCTTGTGAAGTCTCTGATTCACCATATTTTCTATCTTTGTATTTACATACTTTCCTGATTCAGAGCTTTCATTCGTAAAGGCATCCCAAGGATTGAAATCGTCCGCAGTTACTTCGGGCCCACGTTGCTGTTGAGCGGGTGATTGAGCTATACCGTTCTCAAGTACTTCCACAAGATCTGGTCTCTGCTCCAATAGCTGAAGTATCTGAGCACCTTGTTGCAATTTAGCATTTTCGGCTTGTGACCGATCGTACATGGATTGAAACTTTTTGGACTCAGCTTCATAGTCTATTAAAGTAGCCTCTTCCTGTATTTGTTCTTGAGAAACAGCCATCTCTTCAGGCATGGCTTGTTCGTTTACGATATCTTCCACGAATCCCTCATTAGTTATGGGCTGTTCGCTTTGGACGTTTACTTCCTGTTGTTCTAGTGTTGACATAGATTCTCCTTAGATGTCTAGGCTTCGGGAGTAGAACTGACCTTTCTTTGAATCTCTTTGAGATTACTGGACAATTTCTCCACCTCTAGCTTCACCTCGTTTTCTAGTTTACCACGTTGTACCCTTCTGTCAGCCTTAGATTCTGAGTTAACCTCAGACAAACGAGATTTAAACTTTTCAACCTCGACTCTCTTTCTATCACTGACAGATTCTCTTTGGGCAGTCTGCAAGTCACCTTGCAAATTCTTTATCTGTTCTTCCATTCCCTGTATCTGCTGTTGCATCAACTGTTTCTCTTCCGTCCTTCTCATAATGCCTTCCTTGTCAAACAGTTCTGGATTCTTTTTTAATACTTCATACCTGTCTACAATCCCCATTTGGAACGCCTCTAAGTACACATTCAACTCTGCGTACTTATTAGAAGGCATTGTAGACCCCGGTTCAATTCTTATGTCGTGTTGCTCTAAGATATGCTTATCTTTCTTCAGGTCAACCACTGCACCGCTTACATCCGTGTAAAAGTTTGCCATGACCTCAGTAATGTTGTTATTAGGCTGGGCCAATCTAAAGATTTTCTTATAACTATAATGTCCCTTAGACAAATTGTATAAAACCTTTCCCAGTCTATTCACACTAAACTCTATATCTCTAAGCTTAGACTTGGGCCTTTCACTACCTAACGATATCATTCTTTCTGTAGCCCTCATGGTCTCTGGGGCTTTCTCTGCAAAGCCATGCATCATTTCTGGTAATCCAAATATAAAATCTATGTAAAACTCTGACTGCTGAATCAGTCTATAGAACTCACCAGCCAGCGGTTGTGGTGCTGGGTAATGAGGTTCCCCTTGAGAAGAGTCCACTTCTATAACAGCATTAGGATTTGCCCAATCCTTCTCAAGCTGGTCTAGGTCGTCAACACTCCCCAGCGGAACCAAAAGTTTTAGACCGGCTGAAGCCTGTGCGTGCGACAGGGCAAGAGACCATAGCTTGTTTAGTAATCGTTGCATCGGTCTAGCTCTAGACACATCAGATTTCGGATATGGTGTGCCTGTCCAGATATTAGGAAGGGGTATTATGGGATACTCATCGGTATTCAAAATCTGCTCATACAACACAACCTCGCCCATTGAAGCACATACTTTGACACGGGTCTGTAAGACCTCTATCGCAGTAAAGGCACCAATATCAAAGGCTTCTGCATTTTCCTGAAAGAACTGAGAGTATTCCTCTTGGGATAATATAGACTCGTCTTGGGTCTGTATATCAATGACCCTATAATAAGGAACCTTGACCTTGTAGAACCGTTCAAGTACTTGATACTTCTTTACCTGAAAATAGTCCTTGTCCTTTACCTCAGCCGGAGTAAATACTGACATTGAATTTTTATTTTGTGAGGAGGGGTAGTCCTCTTCATCGTAAGTAAATCCAGATATTTCCCTTATCAGTCCGGGTATCTCCTCTCCAGTCTCTGGGTCTACTTTGTCCCCCAATTCAGGGTAGAGGTTGACGGCTTGTTCGCCCGTTAGGATGGTGGAAAGGATAATTCCATCCGAATCACTGAACCAACGATTCCTAGAGCTGGGAGATGCGTACACTCTAAACGGGTCAACATAAGTGAACTTAACGTCACCTCTACCGAAATCAGATTCTGAGTCAATATAAGCATATAAATAACCCATACCTGTGGTAGCGTAATCCTGTATTGCTTGCTTCATTTGCCAGTCACCATCTGACTTTTCCCAAACGTAACCCAGTATAGAACGCCATAAAGATGCTACCTGAACATCAGAGTCCTCTCTGGGGGTTATGGTAAAAGCTGGTGGTCTGGATGTAAGTACTGCTTTAAATTTTTCTATTGCGGCAGATACCCTATCCATAGGTATGTCTGCTTGATTTCGTTGGGACAACTCATCGGACTCATCTTGAGTAAAGTGGTTGCCAAGGTAAAAATCTATATCACGGCGTGCTTCGGTATCCCAATCGGAGCGAGCATCTCGCCATTGACGATACAATTCTTCATTGTAGGAAGCTCTAGGGTCTTGTTCCATTATCTAAGCGTAGAAGGCGTTGGTATCCGCACACCTTTTGACTGATTCATCTCTTGCAAAAGCCGTAAAAAGCTATTGTCTAAGCTTTGCGGGTTTGTAATCAAACTGTCTGGAATAGACATTCCTTGAGGTTCCATTTGCATTACGCTGTCTAGCTTCATTTTCTGAAGTGCCAGCCTAGCATTTCTAGCAATGTTATCTTTCATTGCGGCTTCTATATCCTCTGATTCTTGACGCATCATACCAAGGGCACCACCCATTTGCGGGTTAGCCATTCTCATATCAATGCTATCGTCTAACCGTTGATTCATTGCTTGACCCATCATTTCTGGTGCTACCGGTGGGCCTATCATGCCACCGTCTTGATAACCTTTCTTCTTTTTATTCGCCATGCCTCCATACATCATTCCCACTAAAGAGTCTTCTACCTCTCCACCTCTTTGCATACCTTTTAGCTGTTCTAATATTTCTTTCTCAGGAGTAAGGGGAGCATTTGGTAAAAGTAGTGCATCGTCAAAGATCAAGTCTCCATAAAGCAACTCAAAACCTTTTCTTCTGTCCTCTGCCATCTTTGTTAAAGCCTCGGCTCTTTTCATTTTCATCTTTGCCTCAAGTATTAAATCAACATTACTATCGCCAACTTTACCACCATCTTCCATATAGCCCATCTTATTTCTTACCATCTCTGGCAACTTTCCTAAACCGGGGTTGCCTTGTGGTACTGGTTTTAAACCTTTCTTGACCTTTCCACCTTTCATGTACTCGTCTTCTATCATACCGCCGCCAGCATAGTTTGGCTGTACCATACCGCCACCATACATCATCTTCATATTGGAAAGTGTTGCTTTCTGTATCAAACTGTCTATTGCAGAATGTCCACCCTCTTCTGGCATGTCATTCAATTTATTCAACATGGGAACTCCTATCATGTCCACAGCCTCCTTACGAATGACAAACTCACCGGGAGTTAGCTTTGCTTTTACTGTATCTGTAGTGCCGGGCATTATTCTTTTATCTCAAAATGTGGAAAATCATCAAATCTGTTATCTTTTACTTCCCATCTTCCTTTCTCTTCATACATATCCCAGTTGCCGCCCCATCTTATCTTAATGCCCATACTGCGAGCAATGCCAATAACGAACCCAGCAAAGAGGGTCTGTCTTTCCCTGTCTTCCCAATCCACAGGGTAAGGGGTAACGTCAACGGCTTTAGAAGGGTTAGAGTTATGCCGGCCATTAGGATACTTGACCTTAGTACGCTTTTCGTCATATAATTTGTTTTGCCTTTCCTTGCTTCTGTGACCTTCCAATATGGAGCAGTCAACGTGCTTAATCACCTCATTGAACACGTCTTGCAACCGCTTATCACAGGTCGCTAGTCTTTCCTTTGATCTTTTTGAATATCTTGGCATGTGTATTTTGCTAGGCTATGTTACCAATAAAACAACAAATAGTGCAATGTATTTAAACTCTTGCACCAGTCATCCAGCTATAAGTCTTCCTAGCAATGTTTTTAGTTGGGCTATCATCATCTACCAACAAGCTTTCTCTCTTGACCTTAGAACTCTTAGGTGCCTTGGCAAAGTAGTCAGCGTAGTACAACGCATCCATGACATCATCGTTTCTAGGCTTAGGGTGTTCAAAGAACTCATCTACCAATTCTGTCATTTCTCTTTGTAAATGCAACTTCTTAGAATTAACAATAGGGCCAAGACTGGTTTCCAGCCTATCTTGTTTTTTGATTCGAGATGGAGGCTTAACGCCTTTAAATATGCCGGGAAGAAGTCTTTTCTCTTTTGAGGAAAGTCTCGTAACCATATCCCGAACCATCTCCTGTGCCGCAACTGTTTCAATCGTGACACGGCGTACTGGTGTGTATTTGTTCGCAAGTCTGATAATCTCCTTGGGAACATCGAATGTTGGTATACGCTCACGAAAATACTCCAGTACATATCTATTGTTGCTGGAATCAATGCCCATGACCAGTATGACTTGATAGTCAGAAGTCTCTGAGGCAGTTGCCGCAAGGTCAACACCAATGTAGATATTGATTGGGATAGCGTCATCACCGTCCATAAGGTAGTTAAATTTATTCTTACATTCAACCTTTCCGTTATAATATTGTATGCGGTCTATTTTAAAAGAGGCGTTGGTCACATCACGAGCATCGTTCATGTACTCCTGAGCAAACTTATTGACCAGTCCAGCCTCAATAAACTCCCGTTTCTTTGCGGCTAACTTCTTTTTTGAAAACTGAGATGACCACAGTGGCTTATCATTTTCTATTGCTCTGTAGAAGTTTACATCCCAAGGATATGCTCTCTTGTCCTCTTTGGCCTTTTTCCATCCATCGTAGGTCATTTGTAGGTAGGAGTCATAGTGCACAATAGTACCCGATAACCATATCCAACCTTCATTCCCCGGCGTTTCCTCTAGTGCTGGATATACTGTAGATACGATCCATTTCTTAATGTCAGCACGCCTTTCTGGTGTTTTAGTATTAAGCTCTGATTCAAAGTCATCCAGTACAATACCCGTATAACGAACATCCACTTCTGCTCTACCCCTAAGCCTCTGTGATGTACCCTTGGATATGACCCTATCGCCCTTTGGTGTTACCAAATCTTTTTCTGTCCAGCGTTTACCTACACTACCACCGTCCATATTACCAAAATAGTAGCGAATCATCTTATTGTTCTCGAAATGAGAGCGGATATACTTTAAATGGTCAATGGCCTGAGACTGTTCTTCGGATACCCAAGCAATGAAATGCTGGTCTCCCTCCTGTGCAAAGCACAGTTTGTGCATGATAGCCGCTTTAGCCACCACTGATTTACCATGACCACGAGGTATAATGTTACATATCCGTGCTCCGGGCTTGGTATCTATCATCTTTTCAGCCATTTCGTAGTGAAATGGTGCGGATTCGGACTTTTTTAGGAAATCATTGGGCAAGAACGCTCTACCAAAGTAAATAAGGTTGGTATATGCTTTGGCTAGAACCTCATCCCTCTTTTCCATCTCTGATGGGGGAGGGGTAATGTTAAAACTCATTCAGACAGTTCTTTTTGCTTCTCTGGTAGTATTCCCTGCTCAAATGCCTTTAGCTTTTCTTGGCTAAAGCCACTGAACTCCTGTATGAGAGCCACTGAGTCCACTTTCTTTTCAGTAGAAAGTAGGCCGGATATCTTCATTAGGGTCTCTATGGCCCTTAATTTATCGTTATCCCTGACCTCTGTCTTATCAATAACACCTTTTGTGGTCTCTAAGAGGTATCGCTTCGTAATACCCACCTCTGACATTAAATTTTCTATTTCCTTATCCACTGCTTGCCTCACTGTCTTGTTTCTAAGTAGTAATGTTGACTTCTTTTCTGCATAATCCAAACTCTTTGTAGTTGGAAAGGCTTTCTGGTACGCTTCTACCGGTTCCATGCCGTGTGCTATGTACTTTGCAAAGTTCCTTTTGGCATCTGTCAAGTACCCTGTGGTATTAACTGCATAGCTGGTCTTTTTTGTGAATCTATATATCTCATCCTTTACTGTTCCAACGAAAGGACTGCTACCTCTATGATTGAACATTCCAATTACAGTTCTGATATAATTGTTATCTCTTTTCTTTTTATCCACAAAACAGCCTTTCTTTAGTATCTGAACTATTTTACCATCGTCAGCTAGGCACCAGTCCCCTTCTACAGCTTCTTTCCAGTTGGTTATCAAAGGAGTATCGGGATGTGCCTTACGAAACTCTTTTTTGGATTCGTAGGCATAATGCTTGACCCCCTTTATGGTGCGAGTCAAAGCCAAATCAATTAGGTTCCTGATTGTCCAGAAGGTTTAGGTCTAATATCTCCAACTCTGGCATATTCTGTATGCGGTACAATAATTCAGATAGCAAGCCCATTTGTCTTGAATTGGGGTTTATGATGTCTGTTATCTTCAATTCGTTGGATATCTCCCTGCAACGCTCTAGGTTGTCGTAAACGTTATCAATTTGAAAGTCGTTCATTCTTGCCCTTTGGTACAGTGTACGGTTTCTTTCCATGTTTTAATTTAATATAACTTGACAACTTTATGATATATAATATATATTTAATTAAGTTTGTTTGTTTTGTGTGGGTTTTTTATAATAGTACTATAGTATATATAGTAAGTAGTATGTATTATATATATATTATATATATATAGTACTATAGTATATATAGTAAGTAGTATAATAGTATAGTAGTATAATAGTATATATAGTACCCGCTTTTTATTTTATAGTACCCGCCGGGTAAAACTTCCAAAAAATCTAAAAAAAATATATTAGTATGGGTGTCTCTCTTTTATTCCGCACGGCCCGCCCCCCAATCCGTTTTCAGGTTAGGATTATTGTATTGAAAAAAGCAAATCGGTCTAAGCCAGTTATATTTCACGTGGCATTTTTTTTTGAAAAAGTTTAATAATTATGGAACTTTTTAGAACTCTGGAACGTATACTAATTGTAATTAGTTTTTGACAATTAGGATACGCAATATGCATGGTGCTGGCCCGGCTAGCCCTCGGCCCCGTTATGGTGTAAGAACTAAGCGGAGCTTTGGGTGCGGTGAAAATAGGCCTTGATGAATTTTTGATGTGTGGTACCCTATCGTATAATGACGGGTACATTATATATCTCAACTAAATTTCTTAATCAAAAACAAACAGGAGTAAAACATGCAAAACGCATTAGAAATAGTAACTAACCCTAATAATATCATTGATGTTGAAACAGTAGAT